TCATCTTCCATGCGACGATGTAATCTGTTTTGCAGGTCATGCATGCCTTTTAAGTTAATCGCGGGAGATGTCGGTATTACATTGTCAGGAGTTTCACCTAGCGAAAGAAACTTGTACGGTCCTGTCTGCGAACCAACCCACTCACGCTCAATTAGCGGCGGAAGGTCTTGGTCGCAAGCCATCGTCACAATGGAGTTGTTTTCTGCAATCCAAACATCCATTAACCAAATCATATCTTTGAGGTCGTCATCTTCTGCACTTCCCCAATTGGACGCAATGTCTCGAGCTGCGCCTGTTGAGTCGTGATGACTTCTGCTTGTCGGGCTTAGTTTGTCTCGAACTTTTTTGCTATACCCAGGCTCATCCATGACCTTTTCGTAATCTGCACGATACCTATGCCCGCAGTATCGCATCTTACTGAGCTCTTTAGCTGGCATGTCGAGTATTAAGTCATCAAGCGATACTCTGTTGAACCAGGGTTCGCCTGGGTCTAACCAGACGTCTTCTTCAGACTCAAGGATGCCGTGAAATCTTGTATCGGTGTCTCGCATCATTACAACGCCGCATCCGAGACAGAAGAACGCATCTAGAACAATTGCTCGAAACGTCTTGTCGAGCGCCATGTCACTGACGAGTTTGTTGAGATTTACTTCAAAGCGACGAGCAAACGCCAGCGTCTCTGTTTTTGGTGTGCTAACCAGAACTTGCGGATTATTTGCAGCAAGCGCGACAGTATAGATACGTGCCGTCTGGTTGATTAGATTTACGAGCGTCTTGTTTTCTGCGCCTGATTCGGCATACCAAGAGCCAACGTAATCTTTGATGAGTTCCTTGCGAACTCGACGAAACGGCTCCAAAGCGTCCCTAGACGACTTGATAGCCTTAAGTAATCGCGCACGTTTTTCGTTGTCTGATAAATCTAGCATCAACAATCGGAACAGTTGCGGCAAGTCGCCAAGTTACATTCCGACCGGGTTTTAGCTCCGATCTATCATTTAATAGCTGACACGCGCCAGCTAGTTCTTTTTTGCCGACAACGCCGAAGCGCTGTCAGACTTACTTCCTTGCAAAACTAATTTTGTCTGCGCCAAATTCAAAGCTGATTGCGAAAAGTGCAAAGCCTTGTTTGGGTCCACTTGAACCTTTACTTGCTCTGCTAACCGTGCAATAGCGCTATCAATTTTTTCGTTTAAGTCAGTATCCATTCTTCCTCCAGGTTTTATCTCTGAAACACTAGCATCTAACGCCTCAAAATATCTCGCAATCCGTAGCTAGGACTACCAGAGTTTGCATTGCGGCGCTCTTGTTGCTCTCGCCACAAAAACGACCCGTATTCTGGATTCTTGTGTATTTCATCGTCGCTGTCAACTTTCTCGCGAATATTATCGGCAGAGTACACAAGCCATGACCCTGCTGCAGCAATTGCTCTATCGCCGTGATTTTTCTCTGTTGCGCCTTTGTTTTTTGTTGGTGCGTGAATGATTTTGCCGTTATCCCATTCGTATTCTCCGCACTCCATAATCATTTCGCTTGAGCGAGGAATGTATTTTCCTTGCTCCATAGCCAGTGCAAATTGCTCAAACATATCAGCTTTGTCAACGTCTCGGCAAGGAAACCCAGGCTTGCGACTTTTCTTTTGCGTACCAAGCTGCGTAACGTTTCTGAAGTAGATGTTTCCGTAGTAGAGAACCTCCATTACTTCCTTTGCGAAACCACCAGAGACTCCTGAGTCTTCCCAGGCTAGCTTTGCTTTTCGCATCCATAAAGCAAGACCAACAGCAATACGAGAAAACGGTCTTGGCTCAAGTCCTTTGATAACATACTCAAGAACCTGCTCGCCAGTTCTGTCGTCTATTCCAGACACAATGGAATTGGACGCAAACACGCCTACTCCTCCTGACGCGATATCGCACGCCAGAGTAAATGGACCAAGTGGAGCGCTACTGTCTATCCCTGGTCTAAACCACAGTGAAAGAGGTCCATCTTCCCTCGGAACCAACCCTTTCAGCTCCAATGTCTCACTGTCAAACACTGGAGTGCCTTTCCACACTGGCTGCCTTTCGTTCATCTTCTTCATGCGGTCGAGAAGGTTAGTTGTGAACACCTTCCCTACGGCGCCTTTCGGATTCCTGTCGAGCTGAGATGCAATCAATTGCGGACGAGCTGTCTTTCTTAAGCAGCGCATGTCGTACCACGGCGACCGAACAACACCGTCGTACTTAAATCCCTTTTTCTCAAGCAAGTCTCGCAGATTTGGTTTGCTTTTGTGATACTCAGCAACCTCCTCAGCGTCTTCTGGCTTGCATGCCTTAGGAACATTGTCCATAACCACATAAGAGTGCTTGGAGTGAATCGGATGGTCCTTCCAGTCCAGGACTAAGTGCCATCCACCCTCGGTGCCTCCAGCTTCGCACGCTTCGTGAAAAACACCTTGATCGACATAGCGTGCTGAAACAAGACGAAGGTAGTGGCTAACGTCGTGCAGACTTTCCATTACAGAATAATCTTTACCGCCAGACACAAAGTCCTTCGCGCCTGCTTCGTCCATTGTAAACACAGTGGCACGACCACCAGCCGCAACGTCTTGCCCTGCTGAATATCCTTTAAGTAGCGACCCGTTGTCTTTGTTCTCAAACGTGTGCTGACTAAGATTCCGCTCGTACCTGGGGCGCATCCAAGACGGCAGCATGTTGAGCGCGAATTGTACTTTCCACAAAACCGTGTCAGAGTCCGTCTTGCTGTCTACGAGGTCCGCGTTACGAGTCACGTAACCAGCAGAAAACATTGGGTCGCGTAGCCATCTTCGCAAATCAACCCACAGATAACCAAACGTTCCCCCTTGCGCACGAGCCTTGTCGACCAGCACGTCAAGAGTCCTGTCGTTTACTTGCGTGTAATCAAAAGCCTCGTCTAGTTTTCGAAACACCTTCTCTTGATGCGGGTATGGAATGAATGGGACTATTTTGTCTTTCGCTCGAGGGTCATACCCATACATCGAGAACGCCATAAAGAAACAAACATCGCTCATGCAAGCTTGATACAAAGCATCTCGAAACTTCAAGTCCGTTAAAGCTCGCTCTCGACAGCGAATACGCCACTTGAGATTCTCGATTGGGTCCTTAGGCGCCAGGTCGTAATAAAACACCTCCATGCTACATCAACCTTTCATAAATTCTGTGACAGAGTGTCACAAAACTAATACCAAAAAAAAGGGGTGTGCAAACTGAATTACACACCCCTTCTTTGGAGATTTGCCTACTAGGCAGAGTGAGCTCAAGAATATAACTGCGTCCATTTTTCATGTCAACAACTTGGCGGAAGTAACAACTCATCTTAAAAGAGCCTCTGACATCGACATAATTTTCAGACGCGCTCTCAACGTCGATTCTGGTAAGCCAGCCATCTCAGCCCACTCACGCAAGGACATTCGTTCGCCTTCGTGCTCAATGCCGCAACTTCTGCAGGTCTGAGTATGTCCGCTTCGCAAGTGGTCGAGCCTAACAACCTTCGTTGCCCCACACGCGCACTCGCACAAAAATCGACGCTTGGTTCCAGCCGACTCAACTTCTTGAATTACAACCAAATCGCCGTATTTTGCATCAACAGCGACTTCCAATTTTTTCATAGCGACTCCCTAAGCAGACAAATTACCTTTACACTACAATAGCCCCCCTGTAGCAATTAAGCAAGAAGGATAGAGTGAATGATGACAGTAAATCAAGCTATTGAGTGCGTGCGAAGTGATTGGAACGTGACGTGTCCAGTCGGGCAAAAGCAAGCTGCCGACGCGCTGATGAATGAGGTTATTTGGCTTCGCTTGCAATTTGCGGCGATTGAGAACATTGTTAACAATGGAGTTTCTTTGCCGTCTCGGGAATCAAGCAAGGAGTGAGATATCTATGACAGTCGCTGTCTATTTGTGCGTTAACCGTTTCTTTCCGACGGAACTAATCCAGCGCGCTGCAATACAGAAATGGTTGATGCAGAATAAAATCGCTCACTCGTCCGTCCAGTGGTTTATTGACCGCGAGTCAAAGTCCGAATTTCAGCAAATGTCCGAGGACATTCAAAAAGGCTCTGTGGGTACTGTCGTCTTGTACAGTCTCGAGCAAGCATTCACTTCAATCGCGACTATCACAGATGCTATAAGCGTTTTTTCCTCAAAAGGCGTAGCGTTTTCGGCTGTGTCGCAAGACATCTTCTTTGACAAAGAAAGCATTAATTCAGCTAAATCGCTTCTGACAATAGTTTTGACTCTTGCTGAACACCATAAGCGTGTTCGCCAGAAAGTAGGAATCGAGAAAGCGCAAGCAAAAGGACTTTACAAAGGCAAGAAGCCAGGCGCGACAAAACCAGGATTTGACCCAAAGAAAATTGCAAAGTGGAAAGCCAGAGGCTGGAGTGCTAAGCGAATTGCTCAAAAGCTTGGCGTTTGCGAAAGCACTGTGTGGAAATACCTTCGAATTCAGCGAGAGAAATAAAATTCTGTGCCACGCTGTCACAAAATTTTTATTCTGCATGGTAAGTCGACCCGAGCGGTCGTAAATGCGTAGGCCACTTTGCATCGCGCGAGGTAAACGATTTGTCAACAAACAGCATTCGGTTCGTTGGCTGGCATGTGATGCGACCGTTATCAAGCTGGATGAACGCAAACTCTTTGGCTTCATCTGGAGCCTCCGAATAAGCATCGCCAATCGGTACGGCCGTAAAAATGTACTTGCCTTCATGCTCTTGATCGATACCGCATCTTGCCTTTACATCGAGCCCATAAAGGTACTTGTAGCACAGCGTTGAAAACTCGTTGCCGTAACAATCCCATTGCTGCGCTAACGATGGTGTCCACTTTTCATCAGGAAAAGGATTGTAGCTCAACGCATGAAGCGGCACTTCTCGATACACCGCACCGCATTGAAGCATAATCTGACAGCCCCACACGCGACCTGTGTAAGCAACGATACCAAACCACACGCATGGTTCAGTTCCTTGCAGCTCTCCGTTGGTAATATAGCTTTGTTCGACGTGGCAATACTGATGTGTTGGTATGTCGCCAGATTTTGAATAAATCATATTTTGTTTTTCCTTTTGCCTCTTAGTGATACATTGCGTCATGACGACGGATCGTCCTGATTCGTGGCATCGTGCTATCCTAATAGCCCCTCTAGTGGTTGTTGATTCAACATATCCGGTTGTTTTGACGTGTTATGGTAAATTCCACATAACACCGTGATATATGGAACTCAATAGATTATTTGTTCGCCTGACTTAGTGTGACGACCAGGGATCGAACCTGGATACACCCGGCTTGCCCGAGTTTCGCTGTGGTTCCGTGGGTCGCGATCACCACTTCCACACAACGCCTTCCGCCGCTAAGCGGGTAGGAGCCCTAACCATTTAGGCTACCGTCACGTTTACTGACTATCCGCAGCCGTGGAACGAATCGAAATCGTCGATTTCGTCCACTCGCTTCGGTTGCTTCGTTTCTTTGTACTCATCAACTGCACGCTTCAGCATCTTCAAGCATGCCAGCTCGTGGGCTTCCAATGGAAACGCTGCATTGACTTCTACCTGTTCGGCGACACGAATCGCCGCGTTAATCAACTCGATCTTCGCTTGTGCGTGATCTTTCACGATTGTGCCTTTCGTTTTGCGTTGTACTCTCTCGCTATTGCGTCTCGCTGATCGTCCCAGTCTGGCTGCGACCTGCGTTCCGACTCAACGAAATCCGGCTCGGTGGTTGGAACCGCTCCGGTGTAAACCGTCAACTGCACACGGCTGAGGCCGCACATCTTTGCAAACTCGGCACTGGTGATGCCTCGCTTTTGGCATTCGGCACGACACGCTTTTAACGCCGCTTTCATGATGTCGCGTTCCTGCCTAATCAGATCAATCTCCAATTCGTTCAACATCAAAACACCCATTGAAAAAAGAGGGTTCCTAAAACACCAATGACGCAACCGGCGACGCCAGCCAAAACGCGGCTGGCAATCTCCTCTAATACCCATAAATCCCACATACTCAACTCCTCAAAAGCAGGCGAACAATTGATTGCATCCAAGTCGCGTAACCAGTCGCTTGGCAGTGGATGCGTTGCCGCCGCGACTGGATGAATCCTGTGCGTTATGCCGATTACGATTTCCCGTAATTGACGGTTTCAATCGCTCGTGTCTCTTCCATCTTTTGAACGTAGATAGGCAACACTAAATCTCGGCCAGTCTCCCACGCCGATTCGTGCCCTATGGCGACGTACTTCATTTGATCGTTTGTGTACCTCTTCTCCCCGACGCCAGCTGGAAGAGGAAACCAAGCGATACCCTTGATTATTTCCAGTGCGAAGCGGCACGCTATTTGAATCTCTCTGTCTGTTAAATCCGAAAATGATTCCGGTAATTGATCTGATAACGGCATAACAAAGAATTCCATTTAAGCCCTCGGTAAGCCGTTTCGAGTAGTGAGGGGGAACTACTCGGGCTAAATGAATTCAGTCGTTATGCCGATGGTCGGTGACGTTCAACGACCTCGCACTCACACGGCTTATCAAAATGTGTTTCGCAATACTCGCCAGAACACTTGCGGCAACCTATCTCGCCGGTTGTCGGGCAGATGTTCCCGTTGCGTCTCCATGTGTTGAATCGGCTTGGATGACACGAAGCACCATCGACCGTTTGCCAATGCGGACGCCAGCCGTCGCGACCGTAAAAGGCCATCGCTACTGTCGTCGTTCCGTCTCCAGACTGAACCTCAACCCATTCTTCGTTCGGTGGCTTCTCTTCGTTGATCCACGGCATAACAACGGATTGCACCGAAGCCTCATTCGTCTCGCTCATCGTGTTTACCTTTTTCCTCTCGGTGAATCCGAGCGTTATCGGGATTAATCAGTCATCCCACTCAGATTCGTGTTTCAACTCACGATATGTCACTGTCTTGGTTTCCGTTGTTTCCTCGATTCGAAACTCTTCCTTAAATCGCTTATGCTCCGCACGCAGTTCTTTTTCAAAAGCTGCCTGAAACTCCTCTGATGCTCCGTCGAACACTCGCGGGATCAATCCTGCCAATGCGGCCCACCACTCTCCCAGCTCCGCGCCTTCCAGTTCTGCGGCCTGCTCTAGCTCTGTCGCTATTTCGTAAAGATCACTTGCCATACATCACCCGATAACAATTGCGTGAACCGAAGCCCCCGATTCGGCGTTTTTGAAATGGAGGCGCAACCGGCGGGGGCTCGGTTACGCATTACGTTCGTCGTACTTACTCGTCACGTTCACTATCAGGGATGCAACACAAGACGCGATGATCTTGCGGCACTTCTGGCGGAACATCCGAAATGAACTCGCCAGCGTAGCAGATGCCAAACTCTGTGACGTATTTAGCATTGAGCCTTTCGAGATGCGTAAACAATTCCTCGAACTTGACAACTGTTGACGCTTTTCGAAATTCGTAATCGCCTAACTCCGCTTCCGCGAATGTGAATCCGTACCCAAGTACGCACCAGTCATCGCCAATCTTGCGATACAAAATGCAATCTTCTGCGCTCACGTTTATCTCCAAAGGACGACGAACAAAAAATTGCATCGAAGTGGCCGACATGCGTTTTCTTCAATGGTTAGTTTCATCGCGGCCACTCGATGAATTCAGTCGTTAGCACGACGGTTTCGTACCGTGAAACACCACAATACACTCATGCTCAATTACGTTGCCCTTGTCGTCGGTCGCTACCGGCGGGTCTTGGCTGCGACTAAGTGGATGCACCCAAGCACCGCAACAAACGCAGTCCTCACCCGAAGGGCTATAAATGTCTCGGCTTGTCGTCTGCCACTGTTCGCCGCATTCGTCGCACCTAAACAGACGCCAGCCTGCCCGCGTGCTAACAACGCGATGAACACCGAGCGACGGATCAGGCGTTTTTGACATGGTTACTCTTTCTCCCGTCGCCGGGCTATCGCTGGACGTTCTACGCATCTATGCGGCTTTTAAGTTCCGCGTTTTCCTTTTCGAGCCTTGACGCATACTCCCAGATAGTTCCGCACGGGTCGCGAATCTCGCATCCGTAGTCCTTGTGAATCTGCTTGATGCTTGTCTCCAACTGCTCAATCCTGTCCGCTGCTTCTCTGATTGCCGCATTGGCAACGCCGTCGTCGCTTTGAATTTCGTTCGCCAAAACCCGCATCGCAGAAACAAGGGTTGCGGACGACGAACGATGTGTTCCACCCAAGCCCTCATCAACGTCGTTCTTCATGGTTTATCTTTTGTTAAAACTAAAAAACTAAGACAAAAAATTGCAGGGACGGCTCTTCCTCTGAGATGTAGCCTCCCTGCTGCACCGATTGCGGCAATGAAGTCAACCACGGCTCTAGTGCTCACCAGCGTTTCGCGGCCCGTTTCAAGACGCTCCGACGCCCTCGGCTTGCTTAAATGCTACCTATAAAATACTCCATCATGTACGCATCTTCTGCAACGTTGTCGTAGTAATTATTTAGCACTTGCGTACACAGGAATCCCATATTTCGAAGAAATAGCTGGGCTTCCAAATTTCTTTCCCGTACTACAGCCGAAATCCTGTTTCTTTTACTTGCGTCAAGTTTGCATATCAATCTCTCAATCAAAGTTCGACCAACTCCGCCTCTTCTATGTTTTGGATGAACCGCAAACGAAAGAAGTTTTATCTCGCTCTGCTGCAACTCGTAAACCATGTAGCCGACCACTTCATTTTTTACTTCGACTACCATACCAGCACCGTTGCTTTTGCGAGCGTGTTGAATAAATTCTTTCTCGCTCCAAGGGTCGCTAAAGCTTTCGTTTTCAATATCCATAATCATCGGCATGTCGCGACGAATCAACCATCGCAGATAAGTATGCGTTTTTGTTTTCATGGTTCCATTACTCCAAATAAAAACTCTGCCCACGACATTTCGCAACCACAGCCGCCCGAGCGGAACAGCTTTTCAATAGCAAATTCTTCAGCCGACAATTCTCGACCGTCAAATGCCTGCACTCCTCCAAACCGTTTCCTGAGTCCGCCAACTTCTGGTCTTGCCGACCCTTTCCACGCATAAGCCTTCCACCATGGCTCATCCAAAGAAGTGAATCCACCAGTTGTCCCTCCGTTGAATGACATGAGCGGCTCTGGCTTCTTTGAATGCGAGCTGCCTCCTGCGCAATGCAAGAACTCGTGGCACAAGACAACAGCTGTCGTGTAGACGCTGCGTCCATAGTTCGCGTTAGGAGACAAGCTAATCTTATTCCCACTCGCCCATGCAAAGATGTTTGTGCCCTTGGACCTGTTACTCTGCTCAATAATTAGCCCAGCCGACTCTCCTGGTCGCGCTCGGCGAAAACGAATAGCCTTTGTTTCCGCCATGTAATCAAAAATCGGCTGCATGAAGTCCAGTCGAATCGTCGAGTTGTACGCCCCGTTCTGGTAAAGCGTCTGCAAGCGATAAGTAATCTCGCGGTCGCCTGAAAAGACAGGCACGTCCAGCATAGACGGTCTGAAATCAATCTCCGAAATGCTCTGCGGCTCAATCGGAACTGCGCACTCGTAATTAGGAAACTTAGAAAACAACATTAAGCTTTCTCCGCACGTAATTTCGTATCTCAAAACAGTGCCGATTGTAGCAAAAACAAAATGCCCACCGCAGGATGCTCAAGCCACATGCTGTCGGAATCGAACCGCCACTACCACACATGCCGTCTCGCTTTCAGTTGCAATCCTACTCGCGTAGTCGATGGCCATCATTCTTGAGCACCCTGCGACAAACACAAAACCAAATCCTATCCACATTGACCCGCCGACGCAACTGGAAAATGTATCCGATTTGGAAGTGGTATTTTGAAGCGAGAGACAGGGGTGGCGGTCGCGGTTCAGGTTCCGTTAGACCTCCAGCAATTTACTTTGGGAGGTGTTTTGTACTGGCAACCGTTGCCACCAACCGCTTTAACCGAATGCCACCCAGAGACAGAAAAAAGTCATATACTCGTCAATAAATCTAACCATTGGAGAAAACATCAATGAATACTTCAGACCAATCAATCGTTACGCGACTTCGCAATCACACAGAGTGCCACAACGACGACCTAAACGAAGCAGCAGACATGCTTGAGTTCTTTTTCAATCAAATGCAAATGCACTCCCCAAAAATGAACGGGCAACACAGCTACAGATTTCGCGGAAGCGGATGGCCAATGACGCACTGCATAGGACCGAACGCAGAAAACGCCGTAAAAGCAGCCCTGCAGGAAATACAGCGAGCCAGAACAGAGTTAGCCAGTAACTAACTCAGTTAGCCAATAACTAACGCTAAGAGCATTGACCCAGACACGCACTTAAAAATGTTCTCGATTTTGGGAAGGACATCGTTAGGAGTCCCGCGACGGTAGGGTAGGGTCGTGGCTACGTTTCCGTTGACATCGCAGCACACACACAAACCCAACGAATACGCTGACGCCGAGCCCCTCATCGCCCTCGATGCCCGCGCCGTCCACGCATCGCAGCACCACACGCTAAGCCTCGCTCATCACAGCGCAAGCACACAGCACCAGTAGCCTCGTAGCACCATCACACACAGCTCGCAGCCTGCACCATGAGCACCACGCACAGCACCTCACAAGCGTAGCACCCCACAAGGATGCTCAAGGCGGTTTCGGGTATTGGTATTCCAGTAGGGGTGAAAAGCTATAAATCCCTGCGAAATACGCATATTCTCCCAAAGCGGTCACCTTCGACGTCAACGCCCTCAGTTTTGTGACAGAGTGTCACAGAATTGATGCCGACCAATGAAAACACAGGGGAAAACGCGACTTAGCCCTCCAACATGCTCGCAAGCAGCCTTCGAACCTCCTCGATGGATTGCAGCTCCCGACGCACTTCCGCCGCCTCGCCGTCTTGGCTCGCGGTCGCTTTAGCTGCCACATCCACGAACTTCGCGTACGTCTTAATCGACGTTTCGAGCCATCCAAGAGCAGCATAAGACGGTGCCGGCGACAGCGAACGAGACAGGTCGACAACGACTCCATCAGCCGTTTCGCGGACCACTCGAAGGCGGTTTGCCTGGACCCATGAGACTTCAGCCGACAGCGGAGCATTCGACGGTAAATCGCCCCAATTCGCAGGGATTTTCGACAATCCTGACACAGACAAGTCGCCACTTTTGGAAAAAGGTGCCACGTCTTCAGACGGAAAAGGTGCCACGTCTACCGATGTAGAAAAACGGGCGGCGTCCCCCTCTTTGCGTTGTTGTTCGTCGCGTTTGTCGGCTGGCTTGCTGTTTGCAGGTTCCTCACCGATGGCAGTCTCAGGTTTACTCCCGTCCAATGGTGGGTATTTCTTAGCGAGTTCTGTGTAGGTGTAGTTTTGGGCGTCAATTCCCTTAAGGCGGAGGTCCCTGGCGCGTGTTGCCAGCTCGTTGCGGTGGGGTTCTGCCTCGTCCCATCTGCCTTCAGCCTTGAGCCTCTTAAAGACCTGCATCATCAACGTCTGTGTTGCCATGCTTTTCCTGGTTTGTTGCGGGTCGATGCCCTGGTTTTAAACTGTCCTTCGTTGGCTGTTCTGCCTCTGTGTATCCTCTCATTAAAGCGATCGCAACAGGCATCACGCCGAACAGCACAAAACAGCCTCGAAAACGACCCGATAATACCAGATTTCGAGCACTATTACCCCAAAAAAACACAGAAGAAAACCAGCGAAATCCCTGAGTTTTTTAGAATCTACCACAATTTCCAGACAAAACAGGAAGAAATAGTATTGACACCGAAACGCAACATGCGATGATGGACATAGAACAGACCCGCACTTTGCGGGAGTCAGTCATTTATCTATGAAGGATATAGACACATGTCAGCAACATTCGAAAAAGACCCTCGTTCTTACGCTCTTGAGTTGGTCGAGAATCAGCTAGTCTCTGCCGACCATCTTCTATTATGTGCCCTCAAGTACATGAGCACCGACGATGTTCGAGACATGCTCGATTGCAACGAACTGTC